TCCTTATTCCAGTTGCAATACTTGAGGTCAAACATCGTATCGGAGTTCCAATAATTATTATTAGCAACAGGAAGAGAAGAAACCAATGAAGGCTCAACACCGGTATAGTAGTCCACATTATAAGAAGAAGGATTGGCTAATTCCCATTGGGACCAACGGAAAAAGTCTTGATAAATCTTCTGATAAGCCAAAAGAGGAAAAAGATTCACATAGTTATTCTGAATATATTGTTGAGAATAAGCAGAAGAATCATCGCTCTTTTTTATAGAAGTAGACCACCAACGATTTCCAGAAGAAGGAGAGTTAGATACTATATTACCGTAACCAAGATAAGATAAAAGCTTATAGCTTAAATCACTACGATTAAAACCAAACAGATTCTTTAAAGAAAGAGAATAACCTGGATTAACACTATTTCTATTAATCCGACTCAAAGCTTGATAAATAGAACTGAGAGGCAGAGAAGGAAGATAAGAACCAAGCGACAAGTTTTGTGTCAAAGACAAAGCCTGAATCTGGTTGATATCCTGCATTTGAGTTAACACAGAAGGAGCAGACTTCCAAAGAAGACGCAAGGGCACAGCATAGAAATCAAAATACTCACGCAACCGAGTATAAGCAGAAGTTTCAACCGGTTGAGTACGGGTGAAATACTCAACATTAAACTTATACTTATCTCCGGGCATAGAAATATCCCAGTAGACGGGAAGAAGCTCACCGGCCTTCGCAGTAAAAGCATTTTTACGTCCAATATCAAATCCAGAACGGTGAGGATGATTTTGAAGATTGGACATTCCAGTATAAGACGCCATAAAACAAATTTAAAAAATTAAACAATATTGTACCTATGAGAAAATACCAGATAAATCATTAACCTTTTTGTGCTTAACCTTATCCCGACATTTCTGCAATGCCGCGGCAGCCAAGCGACGAACAAAAGGTATTTCATTATAAGGAGTTTCCTCATCAAGAACAGACTTATCATAACGAAAAGAATAGTTACGAAGTTCAAAATCAACCAATTCCTTGTCATTGGCATCGTCCAAAGTCTGATAAAAATCAACAAGACGTTTATACTCGTAACGATTCCAAAAATCAACTATTTTAACGGAAAGAATATGCAAATAATCTATTTGTCCAGGGAATGTTCCTCCGAAAAAGCAGCTGGGAAAGAAGCATCTTGGATCTCCGTCTGATGAATAGACTCGAACAAATTTCTTAATTCCAAGAAAAAATCGGTAGACGCGGGAGACACGATGAACAGGTTCCAAATCAACACCATCGTACAAACGACATTCAGACAAAATGAGAATATCACTATACGGTAGATTCGCTTTAGGTGAAAGAATATTTCTTTTGTCATTTCTTTTTCCATAATTGTCCACATAATCTAAATACTGTTTACAAAAAGATAAAAGAGATTGTTTAGAGTCAGAACTAAAAGGACTACAATCTAAATCGGCGCATCCGCCACGAACGACTCTCCCGGGCGCTGTGAACGCAGCAGATAATAACTGGTAAACACTCGATGGAGATTTACGAATAGACTCTGAAAATCTCGGGAATAATCGAAGGAGATACGGCCATGTAGGTTTAATTGTGCAAAAATGTCCATTGCGCTCAACGCGGACTCCATCAAGGCACTTATTGGCAACTTCGTCAACTTCGGCAACTCGTACCTCTCGAGGAAAGAGATTTGATTCTGTAAATCCAATGGAATGGAAGGATTTAGGTCGCACCACTTTTGGCATCTGAGTATAAAAGTCGGGTAAAGCGACAAAACTATTAACATACGACGCAACATATGAAGCTGCGAATCCTCTCGACAATGATACATCACAACGTCCGTAAGACCAAGCCTTAGATACATTTTCACAAACAGTTTGCGAAAATCGTTCGGAATTGGAAAACAGTAACAAATGCCAATGCGGGCGGAAACTGGTAGGGCCATATTCTGATACAGCGTAGTAACGTAATTTTTCATCTGGATAATAACTTCTTAAACGTTTTAAAAATAAATCGAGGTCACGATTACAAACATAAGGAATCCTATACGGAACATTGTGATTAATCTTCTCAAGAATAGACAACAAATCCTGGGGCTTCATAGGATAAGCAAACTTAACCTTAGGGTCTTTGAAAGTACGTTCAACAGTAGAGTTTTTTACCTTGATAGAAGCGGTACGAGGAACGCTGCGAAAACCAAACAAATAAGTATTAGAGTCACCAGCGTCCAACTTACTAATGTCCGGAAAGCAGGAAACGTCAGCAATATCATCCGTACAAGTTTCAGCAATCGAAATCTCCAAAGTAGGAAGAAAGCAAGGAGCATAAGTAAGAGTAACAAAATATACATAACGGAATTGAGAAGAATAAGTAGTAAGCAAATTAGTTTGAATAGCAGAACGACGAAGATAACAAGAAGGGCAATGTCCACATGGAACAACAACGGATTCATGTGTATACTTGTTGACAACCGTACGAGGATTCTGGCAACGTGTCACTAACTTATTCTGCAATTCCTTAGTAATCATATTCTATTAGTAAAATTTAGCTCCATTTGACGAGGTTTACGACCACGAGCAAAGGAAACGTGGACAAAAGTACGATACTTTATAAGTTGGTCAAACTTGAAAGGAGAATCTTTAATTATATAAACTAAAGAATCAACCGAAAAATCCAAAGGCTTTAAATCGATAGCATCTCCAGTTAAATGCTGAGAATTTTCAGAACCATTACACGCCTCATTCTGTTCCTTGGTACGAAAGGCTGAAGTGACAGTGAAATGAAGATTTCGACGGAGAAGCCACTCAACAAATTTCATTAATTCAGGATTCATAACTTACGATTTACGACTAAGAAAATATCTGAGCAATAGAAGTAAGAAGGCTAACAGCCGCTGCAATAATTGCAGACCAAATTTTAGACTTTGTTTCACTTTTCATCGGAAATTGATTTAAAGGTTGAACATGGAGAAATAATAAGAATACAATCCGGACGGAGAGTTGAAGACACAAACTCAGAAATAGATTCAACGGGAACAAGAATAGTTTCATTCTGAGTAGGATTTACCTTAGACTGTACAGAGCACAAATAACAATTTTCCATAACACTTAAATTTTTAATTAGACATAGATTTTAAAAACAGAACAAATATATGGATTTAAAATTTAAAAAAGCAAATATACGCATATATTATTAACATAAATAAACAGAAGCTATATGGGTGGCAGGCTAGTCTGTGAGTTTGCGCTATTCAGACGAGGGGGAACTGAAAGCGATGAGGTAAATCGCTTTCCCTTCGGGCAAACTCATGTAGACTTCGTCAAATAACATTTTAGGGGTATAGCAGCGACGGCAGAGAGAAGCTCTCCGGGAAATTGCTTACGCGTTGCGAACGTCAAGCTTAGAGGGTGGCAGTACTATAGCCTACGGCTCTGATTTCAGTCCTACGTCCCGAAATTCAGAAGGTGTATAACCACGCTACGCGCGGTGCCAGAAGTTACTCCAAGCAACAAAACCCAGCACGTATCGAGTACGGCCGGGTAAATGTAAATGAAAAAATACTAACGTTTATAACTATAATTATAATTATAATTAGTATAAGAACCAGTGTTAGAGTTATGGTTTAATGGAACGAGAAAAAGACTTAGAAATAACTCTACGAGGCAAGAAATTGCCTATAGTATTACCAATACTAGTACCATATTCGACCCATTTATCAGCGTCAAAATATTTATACCTTTTCTTTTCATTCCTAGCACGATACCATTCCTCAATATTCTTACTGCGAGCATTGTCTTGAGGAAGACCTAGTCTAAGCTCTTCACTATGATAAGCCGCAGAAGATTGATTAGCCGCAATATTAGCAGCAATTTGAGACTCAGCAATAGAAGAAGCAACCTTATTAGAAATGTCTTGACCACGAGCACGAGCAGCGGCCAAAGCTTCTTCAGCTATAGCCTTCTTAGCGTCAGCATAAGAAACGTAGCCAGCAGCCATCCGCTGATAATAATCCGCAGCCTTAACACTCAAATCAAGTTGTTGCTGTTGGTCAAGATACTTATTCATAATACCTTTAGCCTCATTATCAAGAAGCATTCCAGAACGCTGAGCACGCAAAACAAGACCTGTCATTGCCATGTTATCAGCTTCTTGTTGTTCCTTAGCATAACCAAGCTGAGCGCGAGCCAATCCGGTAGATTTCAAAAAACCACGAGTTTCATCGGTAAGTTTTCCCCAATCAATATTAGAAAGAGTTTCCATTGCCTTAGCATCAGCAAGCTGTCTAGCACCTTGCAATTGTGACTTTTCAGATTGCATCAACTCGTATTGGAAAATGTTACCAATGGAAGAACCTATACCAGAATAATCAGCCTGAAAAGGTTGCATAACAGCATTTCCAGAAGAAGAAGCAGTAGCACCAGTTCCGGCAGACTGAGCAACACCGGAAGAGCCTCCGTTCATCATCAAATAAGGATTCAAACCAGCTTCCTCGAGACGTTGGCGTTGGGCAGAAGCAGTGTTATAAGCGTTCTCCTTATTCCACATATTCTCCTGCCAATTACGCTGCTGTATCGCCATACGTTCGTTGAACTGGTTATTCATCTGATTAATCTTGTAATTCATCTGGTTGGTCTCCCGTACATTCTGCCTATTCTGTGAATTCTGAACAGAAGAAGCACCAAGACCAAGGAGACCACCAGTGATTGAACCAAATAAGCCCATTATTCAGAGGAAGCAGCACCAGCGGAAGCAGCAGCCGCATTTCCTGCCTCGTTTTTAGCATCATCAGCAATCAATGCTTGTCTAGCATTTTCAGCATCAATCAATTCTTGAGCTTGAGTCTCAAGACGCTCAGCGTAAGCAGCCAATTCCTTAGACCAAGCAATGATTTCAGAAGGAGCCTGAATATAACGAGAACGTACCGTTGCAAGAAGGTCATCATCAGACATCGTATCCATTATTGTCTGAATTTGAGAAGTTGATTGGTTGCCTTGTCCAAACTTAGAAGCAACAGCAAGACCAGCACGAGAAGCCAAATCCTTAGAATGAAGAATCAACCGAACATCAGAAGTGTAACGAATCGGACGAGACTCATCAGTATCATCAATTTCTACGCGAAGTTCCTCGGTAGAATCAAACTGAGGAGCAACAGAAAAAGCATCAGGAGCGACATTAGGAATAAGTCCAGAACCTTGTTCCAAACATTCCAAAGAATTAAATTTTCCTATCATAATTGAAACAAAAAACTAGTAAGGTACACCATCACGAGATAAATTACGGGCAACGTAACAACCGATATAAGAATTGACAAGAAGCTGGTCAGTGTCCCAGGTAGAATCCGCAGCAACTCCAAATATAGAATCAAGAACAGAAGGGTTAACCTTAAAGAACTTGTAATTCAAAACAACCTTATTGACTTTATTAGCACCACCTTCAGCATATCCAAAACCAAACCATCCGGAAAGGAGAGACTCGGTAACAGGAGAAACCCAAGACTTAAGAGTAGTAGTAAAGGCACCATTGATAACGTCGAGCTTTGTCTTCCAATTAAAATAGCGAGGATTATAACCTGCATTGAACAAATTAACAATAGAAGCTTTAGGAGAATTAAAAATCTGCGTCATAGGAAGAACCTCCATACCAATGTTGTCAAACTCAGGAATCGGGAGAGATTCAGCATCGGTTACAAGTAACTGACCGTCTTGACCGGAAATTACATAATCAAGCAAAGGAACAGCATGATAAATGCACATAACAACACAATGCTCATTAGTAGTGTAAGTAAAAGAACCATTACCAGCACCAACACCTTTACCAGCAATAACAGCAGTATCACCTTCAGCGGCAAGGTTATTATTTATAACCTCACTGATGTCAAGGTTACGAGAAATACCACCAATATAAGTACATATATTGGAAAGAGATTGAGGTAAATTTACTCCGAAATGTTTGCGAATTTGTTCGCGATAATCACTATCACCAGATTGACTGATTTCTTTCCAACGTTGAAGAGCTTCAGCTTGACGAAGGGCAAGAACTGTAAACTGAGACTTCAAAGAAGTCAAATCAACACGAAGCGTAGAACCAGTAGGAAGAGAATTAGAGGTAGAAGCCTTAAGAGCAAAGAGAGGAACTGGGGCCGAGTTAGAAGAAACAGCAGAAGCAGTACCTACTGTACTATTAAAATTATCATGGCCCAAAACAACATCAGGCTTACCGGAATTGGAAATATCAAGAACAGCAACATCACCAAACTGAGAGTTAGGGAGAACACCCATCAACATATCCTTATTCCAGTTGCAATACTTGAGGTCAAACATCGTATCGGAGTTCCAATAAT